TCCATTAAATTCATCTACAAAAGATGTTTTTTGATTTGTTGTATATTTTAATTCTCTTTCATACCCTTTTTCTTGATCGAAATAGTATATGTTAGAGCTTTTAATTGTATAAGTAAGAGGAGATAACCCCTCTTTTAAGACATACATTCTGTCTTTTATTGGCCAAGTAGGCTTTTTAGCCACCGGCTCTTGCTTGATTATTTCTTTAACAGGTGCTTCTGCAACAACTGTATCTGTGCTCTTTAGAGCTTTTGTTTTTTTATTCATGATATAATATAATATAAGTTAGTAAAAAGTAAAGCTAGGGCGCTATTACAACGCCCTGCTCTACAGAGAAAAATTTAAGAAGTTAATAACATAAAGTTATTAGCACCTTGAGTAATTAAACATCTTTCTGATAGGTAGTGAACCTCCATTGCATCTAAATCTGAAGTGAAGTTTCCACCTACTGATCCAGTTGTCCAAGATTTCATTTTTCTATCATCTGATTGAGAAGATCTATATCTAACGTGTAGGAAAGGTCTTTTAATGTTTTTACCAAGAATTTGGTCATAAACAGTAGATGTACCAGCTGGCACAATTATACCTCTTACGTCGTTTTCAATTATACCTCTTGTTGACCCGTCGTTTAAGTATTTCCAGTCAGTTTTGTAAAAGTCATAAGAACCTCTTCTAAATCCTGAAAAGCCTAAGTTAAGCGCCATATCCTCACTGTTAGAGAATACACCGTAAGATGTACCACCTGCTCCGTAAGAATTTTGAGTAGCTAACATATCATCAATTGCTAGAGATACTTCTCTATTAATAAATAACATGTTTTCTTCAATTGCTCCTTGAGAATCAAATTTCTTAAGAATGTTATCGAAAGAACCTAAATCGTCTGTTGGAGAAGTACCTGCGATACCAGTAGTAACATGACCTCTTGAAGTTACTGCCGCAAAAAGACCTTCAGTACCTGCAGTTGCTTCCGCTCCAGCTGTACCTAATTGAGAGTCTACACCACCAGCTGCTGCTGCTAGTTCACCTTCAATCATTGCCATTTCTAGGTTATCTTCAAATCTTTGTCTTGTGTCACCTTCAGCTTTTAAATACCATAGGTAACCTGACTGTCCTTGTTCTCCTGTTACTTCAACCCATCCAATTTGAGAAGAGTCAGATCCTGAAACTTCATACTTATCTTTAATGATAATTGGTTTGTTAGTTAAAGACGCAAAAGATGGTTGTACTGCGTTTGTCATTCCTGCTGTTCCTTTTTTAAATTCAGAACCATACACGAATAAGTCACAAGTTGCTGTACCATCGTCATCTGTTGTTACGAAACCTGACACAGCTCCCACTGTTGCACCACCTGTATAAGGTATTGCTGTTAAAGTTGTGTTGTCCGCTGCTACTGCAGAAATATACGCTTTAATTACTGTAGGAGAAGTCGTGTTATCGCTTAATACGATAGTTTGACCTACTCTTACTGCGTGAGTTCCTGAAGAAGCTATTGTAATTACACCAGTGTTAGCTACTGCTGCACCTTTATAGTGTAAATGTAATCTACCTTGCTCAGACCAAACTACTTGGTCAGAAGTCATAGGCATTTCAGCGCTTACCATTCTTAAGAAAGAAGCTATTGATCTGTTTCCAAATACTTCTGCTTCCTGCTCATATAAGTCCGGTAAATACTGCTGAGACCAATCGTTTGAACCACCTGTAAATGATAGGTAGTTAGACGATAATGTCTGTTTAGCTGGTGCTGGCGTTGAGTTCAACGAGCCTCCAGCTGATGGAGTTATTGCTGCCATTTTATTTTAATTTTAATTATTATTTATTTTTTTAACTTAATACGTAGCTTTGAACTATCGTCTCCTGATATTGCTCTTACTTTTATTCCTCCTGATTCAACAAAACCACCACTAGATTGTCTCGGGTCCATGTTTATATTTTTGGACTCTGCTGAGATTTCTTTTACGGCTTCTGTTTTACCAAGCTGATAAAAATGATTAGCTATGCTATCAGCGTTTTTTGCGGCAAATAATGCTTTATGATAACCATACCCGTCTTTTAATGTATTTTTATCATCCAGGTAACTACCTAAAACGTTCATTACATTACTTTGAGTATCTTTAATTTTATCTACATCTTTTAGTTTAAACCTATATTTTTTATCTTCAATGTTGAAATCAAAACCTTTGAATTCTTGATTAAAAACTTCATTTGTTTTTTGTTTAAACGTATTTGTCGCTTTTTCTTGTTGGTGAGCAATTTCTTGTTGCTCAGTATTGTATCTATTAAAAAAGTTAACAGCTTTTTGTTGCTCTGTACTTAAAGCCCCTGTAGTTTTAACTTCTTTATAGTATTTTTCTTTTTGACCTTCTAAATGATTTTTAGCATTTGCTAATTCTTCTTTAAAAGCTAATTGCTTTCTTTTTATTTCAGTAGGATCATCTAATTCTTCATTAAAAGAAAAATTATCTTCAATTAAAAAATTTATTTCCTCAGCATCTAAATGAGGTTTTGTATTATCATAATATTCTTTAAGAAGATTATTTTCGTCTAGTTCAGAATAATTTTTATTTAATTTAATATAATCTTCCATAGAGCCTCCAGTTTCATTCATAAAATTAACCAGGTCTGTTACTCCGTCTGGTATATTTAATTCAGGTTGAACTTCTTTTTTTTTCTGCTCAACAGGCTCTTCTTTTTTTATTTCAGATTTTGGGTTTTCTTCTTGTAAAACCTCTTCAATTATCGTTTCTTCTTTTTCTTTGCTTTGTTCGGTAGACTTTTTAGGCTGCGTTTCGTTTTTTTCTTGAACTTCTTCGCTAGCGCTGGATTCGTCGCGTACAAGAACCTCATCTGTGCTTTGCTCTTGAATGGCATCTTTTTCTTCTTTAGGTTTTCTTAAATCTACTTTGGTAACCGTATCGGTTCCAGTATCAAGTCCCATTTTTTTTAGAACTTTAGTTTCTTTTTCAGCTGTAGATGGATTTTCATCTTCTACAACTTTTGCTTTTATTTCTTCTGACATAATATAATATAATTGTTTTTATTCTTTTTATAAAGGTAAGAATAATTAACCTTATGCTCCTTGATATGCAACTATAGTCCCAGAGTTTACATCAATTTCAGTCCAACGGCCATAAATTGTTACTCCTTTTGGAAAGGTTACGCTGTCTACTACAAGGCCTGCTGCTCCAGCCCCAATGCCTTCTGTATTAACATAAGTTGTTGCGCTTTCTGCAACTAACCCGCTTGCGCTATCAAAAACCGTGTCAGTTAACATTGTTATTGCTACCCATACGTTTCCAGAAGTAGGTGTTATTGCTGCTGAACTTGCTGTTGTATATGCTGAACCGTTTATACTACCAGTCCAATCGTTTTTTACTACTTTACCCATTTTTTTTTATTTAGTTATTATTTTGGTTCAAATTGTTCTAAACCAAATCCTCCTAAAGTATCAAACCCTGCAGATTCAAAGTTTTTTGGCGGTTTATTATTTTTTCTTTGGTCTATTAATTCAGACTGTTGTGATGCCTGTAATTTTGTTCTATCGTCTTTTCTATCTTCACGATACTTATCTTTATCATTAATCACTTGTAAATCCATTTCTTTAAGCTTTACGTTTAATTGAAATTCATGCAACATAAGTTCTTTCTTAATAGCAGCTTCTCTTTCTAATTTTTTTATATCAAACTCTGTCTGAGCTTGACTCATTTTTACTTTACTTTCTGTAACAACTTGATTTTTCTGAATATCTGCCGCTGCAGCTGCTTCAGCTGATTTTGCGTTTGCTTCAGATTGTAACTCAATGTTTCTAGCAGAGATAGCTTGGTCTTGTTCAATTTTTTTTCTTCTTCTTAATTTTAATAATTGATTTGCAAGTTTTAAATTTTTAACTTCTCTAATATCAATAGCATCCTCAAGCGTTATTTGCTCTTTTGCTAAAGTCATTTGAATATTATTTTCTAATATAGCTTTTTCTTCATCATCGGGAGCTAATTCTAAATATATTCCAAAATCATGTAAATATAAATCCTTTACTTCTTTTAAGTTAGCCACATTAAATCTTCCTAAAGAATTTATAAAACTATTATTCATATTTGCATATTCTAATACATCTGAAACTCTTAAGCTTATACATTCTGCTGTTTTTAAAGTAAGATATAATCCAGCTTGTAGTATATGACGTGTAGCAGTATTAGAGTTAGCTGCAGCAATTTTTTGTAATCCTACTAAAGAATTTTTATCAGGGAGCGACCCATCTCTTGCTTCATTTAACCCTGTAACATCTCGCATGTTTTGCAAATAATAATTATATGCTGTAATCAAAGCAGAAATTTTTCCTCCTCCACTTCCGCTTTGTAATTCTTGTATAGGCACTCTCCCATTATTAAATTCTCCATCTTGCGTCATTGATCTTCCAATAACAGAACCTGTTTGAAAAAACATATTTAAAGCTTCTTGAGGATTATAATTTGTTCCATTACCTAAGTCTACTTCTGCTATTCCATCAGCATCTAAAAACACCCCGTCAGGAACCATTCTTGCTAATACTTGTTGTAACTTTAAATGTGTAAGCTGTATCATATCTGCAAATGTTGTCATTCTGCTTACTAAAGATTCTAATCTTCCTTTATACATTCTAGGTGCTACTATATTATATGACATATGCACTTTGGTAGTGTCTGATTTTGGTCTTGTCATATTTTCAGACATTTTCCATTCTATTACATTTTCACTCCCAATAATTTTTGCTCCACTATATAATACTTCAATAGCTCTATCTACTTTTTCAAATCTTGATCTTTGATCTGCAGGAGGATTAAAAGTATCATCTTTTTTTATTGCTTTTTTACCACCCGAAGCAGTTTCTTTAATTTTATAAGTTTGATTTCTGTATGTTTTGTATTCAAAATATAAAATATACACATAACCATCATCATCTCCATCTAAAGCTCCGTATGATTTATTATACAATAAAGCTCCCGATCCTAATCCGTTGTCTTCTATGTTTTTTATTTCTTCATCTGTTATGTGAGGAAATTGTTTTTTAAGCTCAACTATACTTAATTTTTTTATTTCACCTACATAATATAAATCATCAAAATAAGGAGACTCTGTAAATGAATAAACTATATCCGCGGGGTCTACATAGTTAATAACAATACCGTCAGATTTATTAAAACTATTTTTTACACAGCCCATGCCAAGCACAGCTATATCATAATCTAATCTTTTTTTAATTAATTCATAATCATTTTTATCAAAAACATTATTAACAGCTTCTTCTTGTGCAATTTCTATTCCTTGTTTATAATCTAATTGCATGTGCACGTTTAATTCTGACTCATCTATTGGAAGAGTTTTTTGGTTAGTTTTATAAATATCTATGCCAAATGTTTGGTTTACTTGATTTTTATAATTTTGAGTTCTCATGTCTTCTAATATACTATCCATATATTCAGAACGATTTTTAACAGAACTTGGATCTTGCGAATAAGCATTTAAGTCATATGTTCTTTCGCTAATACCATTTACTACTATATCTACAAACTTTGGAATGATTGGTACAGGTTTCCAATCTAAATTTAAATAAGATAAATCTCCATTAATTGATAATTCATCTTTATACTTTTGTATTGATTGCTCTCCTCTTGCGTATAATCTTAATCTATGAAAATTTTCACGATTAGACTGATACCTTGAAGTACCAGAATCTTTTTTAAACCATTCCGATTCGATAGCTCTTCCAATTTTCTTACCATACTCTATGCTAGCTTTTTCTGTGTCAGATACTGACATACTTGGGAATAATCCTGTTGGGTGTGACTTTGCCATTTATTTTAATATTTTTGAAAAATTTCCTTGATTATTGTATTTTTTAAATTCAAATTCTAATTTTTTTGTTGTTTTAACTACAGCAGGAGCATACATATTTTTATTACATGCCATTATTGCAAGCCCTGAACT